TGTCGGGGCGACGGGATTCGAACCCACGACCCCCTGCTCCCAAAGCAGGGGGAATAGGAGGCCTAAATCGTTGATATACAATAGGTTGAGCGGGTGACTGTACGTGAGTGCTCACAATATGCTCACAAAAAGGTGCTTGTGGTGCGCGCGTATAAGGTGCTTGTGGTGCGCGCATAAACACCACAAGCGTATGCAAAAAAACTGGCCACGTGAATGCGTGGCCAGGTGGGTGCGCCTGTCAGCCGCAGGCGGCTTGTGTCAAAGGGGAAACGTATGAAAGTAAAACCCCGGCTGATGTATGTGGTGTAGCTGTTGTGCCGCTCATTGTGGGCTGCCGTTTTGTGGCGGGCTGCACGGCTGGAGGGTTATATGTTGTCTGCGCAATGGTTGATGCGCTGCGCGAGGTCGCGCAGGCTTTGACGAAGTTGCTCCCGTTCGGCAGGGGTGAAGCCGCCTGTGCCTCCGTTGCCGTCGATGCCGTTGAGCTTGTGGTAGAGCCATGATGATGACTTGTGAAAGTATTGGTTGGCGACTTCGCGCCATGATATGATGAGTTGTATGTCTTGTAGACGCTCCCTCATATTGGTGATGGGTTGGGTGTTGTCCATGATGTATGGTGTTGTGGGTTGTGTTTGATATAGTGTAAAGAGCCCCGCCCGCTTGTGACGGGGCTCTTTGTGTTAGTTGGGTTGCCTTAGCATTTGGTCGAAGAGTTCTTGCGCGTACCAAAGTAGTTGTGGATAGCCATCGGGGAAACTTTTGTTGTAGTTGCGAATGGCTTCGAGCAGTTCGTACTCTTTTTCGGAAACTGCGATTTTGAATGTTTTCTGTTTCATATTGTTTTTTGTTTTTGACAATGCAAAGATACTACAATAATTCGTATTTGCCAAATTATCTGTGTACTTTTTTGTTGATTTTCAGCGTTTTAGAATTGTGGGTTGGGCGGGCTGATGTGTGTGGCGTTGTCATTGTATCTCGTAGAGGTAGGCTTGCTTGAGTGGTTGTATGCCGTTTTGGTCGATGGTGATTTCGAGGCGGGCGCAGGCGTAGCGGCGGGAGCCTATGAGGTAGGGTTGTGTGGGGTCGGGGTTGATTGAGTCGGTGAATTGTACTTGTAGTTCGATGCGTGTGTCGATGGTGGGGGCTGTGGTGAGCAGTTGGCCTATGTTGCCGTAGGTGGCGAGGGTGTTGATGGGGCCTTTGGTGGTGAGGGCGAATGGGCCTTCTGGTGTGGGGAAGGTGTAGGCCTTTGTTACGAGTGTTGCGGGTATGTGGCGGGGGCCGTCGGAGGCTATGGTGTAGGGTATGGCGATGGGGCAGAGCGAGATGGTTGGGTTTTTGCTGGGGGAACCGTCGGGGCCTGGAAAGTATTCTTCATAAAAGGTGTCGTACTCGCCGTTGTACCAGGCTATGTCTATGTGGTCTTTGGCTTCGGTGGTGGTGTCGGTGGTGTCGGTGTCGGGTGGGTTGATGGCGTTGTTGACGGAGTAGACGTTGCTTTTGGTGAGTATGGTGTCGGCCACGGCTATGATGGGGTAGCGCCGCCCGGTGGTGGTGGGGTCTTTGAGTTGCCCGTTGTTGGTGCCGATGAATGGGTCGGTGATGAGCATGTTGGCTGGTGTGATGCGCAGCTTGGTCATTTGCTCGCGGTTGGTGGTGCGCATGAGTGGTGCGAATTGGTCTACCTCGCGGAGGACGGGTGTGTCGAGATCGGTGATGAGTATGGCGTATGCGCGGTTGGTGGGTGTGACGGTGTAGAGGTTGGGGCTTTGCTTCTTGTAGTAGTCGGTTAGTTTGTCGTAGTGGTTCTTGGCTTCTTCGTATGTGGCGGTGGGCAGTATGGTGGCGTTTTCCCATACTTCGTCGGGCAGGCGCAGCATGGGGCTTATGTTGGGGTAGTCGTAGTCGACATTGCCGTTGGCTGTGGTTTCGGCTTCGGGGTCGGTTGATATGTTGATGGTGTGTGTGTCGGATACTTGTGTGATGGTGATGGGTTTGCGGTTCTTGGTGTAGTAGTCTTGGCGGGTGTACATGTCGACGTATTGCCCCTTGAAGGTGAACACGCAGCCGAGCAGGTTTTGCAGTTCGTTGAGGTATTCTTTTACGGTCCAGTGCGGGAGAATTTTGGTCCGTTGCAGTGTCTGCCGTGTGTTGGCTATGTAGATGGCGCGTGTGAGCGGGTTTTTGGTGTATTGGTTCCAGTCGCCGGGGGTGAAGCCGAGGCACTTGAATATGCGCGCGGTGATGTCGAGCAGGTAGGGGCAGGGTGCGAGTGTGATGCTGTCTATTGAGTCGCCGTCGAGGCCGGGCGTGGTGGTTATCATGTTCGCAGGGTTGGCTATGATGTCGTCGGTGGAGCTGTATATGGGCAGGCATATAGCGTCGGTTTGTCCGTAGGTGCCGTAGGCTGCTTGCCGCACGGGTGTGGTGGTGCGCAGGAATTTTTGGCCGATGCAGCTGCTGAATATTTTAATTTGGGTGCGCACGTCGGTTCCACTTTCGAGCACTTCGCTGCTGGAGTATTGCACGGAGCCGAAGCCGTCCCACACGTTGCCGAGTGGTAGCTCGTCAATATAGGTGGTGTCGTTGTTGAGTGGTGATGCTTTGACACCGGCTTTGAGTTGCGCTTTTATTTCGGCCTCGGTGATTGAGGTGACGGTGGCGGTGCCTTCGAGTTGCAGCGGTGGTGCGATGAGCTGCATGGTATATTGTTCGCCTATGTGGGGGTATTGCGCCAGGGCGGGGTGGTTGCGTGGTCCGAATATGGCGAGGTTCGTCGGGCAGCCCCTCAAGGGCAACTGCACCTCGAGGGTGTAGTCGCCTTGGTCGGCAAAGTAAGGGTTGACGCGTGTGAGTTTGATGGTGGTGCCCTTTTTTATTTCGGCTATTTGGTTGTTGATGGTGAGTTGCATCATGGGTTGGTGAGTTTTTTGTAGTGGGTATATTGTTGGTCGAGTCCGTCGGGTCCGCTCATTACGACGTATGCCTTGATGCCCTTGGCGAGTTGTTGGTTTAGCTGGTTAATGGCTTCGGTCTGTGCAGGTGTGGCAGTGTCCACCACTTGCAGGGAGGGTGTGTTGTTGGCGGCGGTGGCGGCAGAGGCGATGGCTTGCCCTGCGAGGCTGGCGGTGGTTTGTGGTGCAGTGATGACGCGGCTCACGTCGTCGGCTGTGAGTCGTGCCACGGTGTTGGTGCGTTGTGCGTGGTCGATGAGTTGGAGTACGGGCATGAGGTGGGGGTTGTTGACGGCTTGGTGGTTGGCCACGAACTCGCCCTCGTGCACGATGCCAGCCTGTCGGCGGTACTGTCTGCCGCCTGTAAAGCCACCGAGGTAGTAGCCCTCGGCTTCGGCCTGGTGTTGTTTTTTGATGGCGGCAATCTGTATGGCACCGGCTGCGATGGCTGCTGCAGCGGCTATGGGCGCCATGATGGGGCCCACGACGGGAATGTTGACCACGGAACCGTATGCCATGATGGCGTTCATGGCAGTTTGTGCCACGGCTTGTGCCAGTTGCACCTTCATTTGTTTGCGGTTGTACTTGCTTTTGATTTTGGCGAGTTCGGCCTGCTTTTGTTCCTCAAGTTTTTTGGTGCGTTTGGTGTTTTTGCCAGCGGCTTTGATTTGCGCGTCGTATTTTTTTGTTACTTCGGCTTGTTCGAGCTGGCTTTGTGCCTGGAAGATTTGCGTGGCTTGGCTCATGGTGGCCATAATCATGCTCATGGCCGCAATGCCCACTGCGGCATAGTCTTGCCATTGCGCTTTGCCTTCTTTGAGTTTTTGAGACAGGTTGGAGAGGTTTTGTGCCAGGTTGATGACGCCTTGGCTCATTCCGTCGGTGGGCTGTCCGAGATTGGTTTCTTTATCTTTGTATTTTTCCTCTATTTCTTTTTTAGCCTTTTGATATTCATCTTCGGTCAGAATGCCTTTTTTGTGTAGTTCCTCTGCAAAATTGAGTTCTTCAGCCTTTTGTTCGTCGGCCGATTTCTTGAACCACTCTTTGCGTGCCTGGTCAACGCGTTGCCAGAAGTCCTTTTGCCGTTGCAGTTTGTCGTTATCCGTTTCGGTGTCATATTGCTGCTGATACTTTTTGGCCTCCTCGTCTTGTCCGTAGAGTTTGCTCAGGTTGGCGCGTCGTTTGAGGTATCTGAGCCTTATCTCTGTTTTGTTGCTTTGATATTGTTCCTCGTTGGTGATGCCGTCCAGATAGTTTTGTTTTTCGGTGTTGAGTTCGTCTTGTTCCTCGATGTCGAGTTCGTGTATGCTCCATGCGTGGTTGTTTTTTCGCACGGCCGCTGTGGCGTCGTAGCGTTTTTGTTCGAGTTTCACCCATTCGGGCGAGTTCTCGGTGTATAGGTTTCGTTGGTCGGTGTATAGTTTTTGGTCAATGTCGAGCAGTTGTGCCGAGTATTCTCGGTGGTCGATAATGCCGTTCTCGTAGTTGGTGCGTGCTATGAGCCGTTGTTGGCTGGCAGCGTCCTCCAGTGCTTTGAGTTGTGCCTTTACGGGGTCGGTGGTGTTTTTGGGGGTGTGTGTGGCATTTCCGCTGCTGTTTCCCCCGCTGCTGTTACCTCCTCCGCCGTTGTTGGTAGTGGTTACGGGCGTGATGGCTGGTGTGGTGGGTGTGGTTCCTCCGTTGGTTATTATTTTGGCCAGTTCGCCTTGTACTCTGTGGCTTTTGGCGTAGTCGAATATGAATTGATTTTCCTTTTTGTTGAGTTTGTCCTGTAGCCGCCACCAGTTTAGGCGCGCCTTGTTGTGTCGTTGTATGTTTTGGTCGTTGATGCGTGTTTCGTTGGTTTCGATTACGGTTGTGCGCATGGTTGGGTCGTCGGTGGCAGTATTCACATGCACTGAAGGCTGGCTCAAGTGTCCGTTCTTCTGCATTTGTTTGTCGCGGTAGGCCACAGCGTTTTGCCATGATGTGATGGCTCGGTCAATGTTGAATTGCTTCTCGGCGTTCTCCTGTATTTTTTTGAAGAGTGCTTGAGCCAGAGCCAGCCTGTCAAGTTGTTCGATATACTTGCCTATGGCCTCGGTGTTCTTTTCGACGAGTGTGCCGCTTGACGAGAGTGAGGCATGGTAGCCCGGCACGATGCTTTGCAGTTTGGCAATGGCTTTACGTCGGGAGTCGATGCTTGCCGAGTTGTCGTGAATGACGTTGGTGAGCCTCTCGATTTGTGCGCGTTCGGCCTTGGCGTTGTCGGCCGAGTCCTTCTGTATGCTTTTGAGCAATTCTTGTTTTCGTCGTTGCTCATCGCTGGCCTGTGCGTTATCCTTTTTAGCCTTGGTGTTAGCTTTGGTGGCCTCGGTGTCGGAGTCGGTCAAGAGGAGCCACGTGCCGAGTGCTGCCACGGCTGAGAGAATGAGCGAAATGATGGCGCTGAAGCCGTTACTCTTCACCGCCACGTTAAATGCCGTCATGGCTGCGGTGGCGGCAGTGGTCACGGTGGTATAGGCCTCCTTTGCGGCGGAGAGTGCCGCGGTGGCGGTGGCGCATATTTTGGTCCAGTACACTTGCAGCGCGAGCGCGGTGGTGAACACCCTTATGGCCACTACCGCGGTGGTGATGGCCTTGGCGTGTGATGCCACGAATGTAATGGCAGTGCGTACCGCCGCCACAAAGTTGAGCACGCCGTTGATGGTGGCGGTGTAGATGGGGTAGAGGCGTTCGCCAAGTTCCACGCGCAAGTCCTTCATGCGTTTTTGCGCCTTTTCGAGTTCCGCCTGTGCTGTGTGGTTGGCCTGGTTAGCCTCGTTGGTGCATGAGGTGCCTTGGTTAAAGGCCACGGCGGCTTGCTCTTGCGCGCTTTTCACGTCAGAGAGTTTGCCGGCCAGTGTGGAGAGCGTTTGCGTGACGCCTGCGCCGCTGAGGTTCATTTCGTCAAGCAGTGGCGCGAGTTTGTCCATGCCCCCGGCTTGGTTCAGCGCGCCGAGGAACTGTAGCAGGGCGGCATTGGCATCGGTAGAGAGCAGTTCGGTAAACTGTTTCACCTCCAGCCCCGCGGCCTTGGCCATTTTTTCGGGTTCAGCAAACAGGGCCGTGAGCACGTTTTGCAAGGCTGTGGCCCCCTTCTCCACGTTCACTTGGTTCTGGTCCATGACAGATGCCAGGCCCATGAGTTGCGCCTGCGTCATGCCCGCCTGATTGCCAACCCCCGCCAGTCGGTTGGTGAACTCCATTATATAGCCCTCGCTTGCCGACGAGCTTTGTGCCAGTTCGTTAATGACTGAGGCCGTCGAGAGCATGGCCTGCTTGAGCCCCATGCTCTTGTCGGTGCCAAACATTTGCGCCAGTTTGCCAATGTTCTTTACAGCGTCCTCGCCAAGGTCCTCGCCAAGTGCGGTGTTTATTTGGTCGGCAGCCTCCACAAAGTCGAGCACAGCGTCGCGGCTCTGAATGCCCAGCCGGCCCGCATCGGCTGCCAGGTCGTTGAGTTTCTCTCGCGATGTGCGTGTGTCCATCTGCTTGAAGCTCTCGTTGAGTGCGTCCACCTCCTCCTTGGCCAGCCCCGTATACTTTTTCACCCCGCTCATGTGCTCTGCCATGTCGGCATATTCGTTCACGTATTCGGCCATGGCCTGCTTGAGGGCGCTGAATTTGCTGGCGATGCTGTCGAACACTACGGCCACGCCCGACCACGTTTGGCCAATTTTGGTAATGAAAGAGCTGTCGTTTGCCGCCTTTTGCTCGTCCTTTATCTTTTGTAGTTCCTTGTTAGCCTCTTGCAGCGAGCGTGTGAGCGCCTGCCACTGTTCAGAGCCTCGCTCCACGTTGCCGCTGTTCAGCTCCCTGTTTATTTCCTTTATGGTGGCTTTCAGTTCCTTGGGTGTGGCCGAGTCGAGGGAGCGCAGCACCTTCTCCACGGTCTGTGCACGTGATGAGAGCCTTGTGGCTTGCGTCTCGAGGCTTTTAATCTCCTTTGCGTAGGCTTGCAAAGCCTTGCCGTCGCCGCGCTCAAAGGCCTCCTGCCGCTTGAGGCGTGCCTGCTCCAGCCGGCGGTTGATGTCGTCGAGCTTGCGTTGTGCCTGCTCCGAGTTGATGGTGAGGGTTACGGTCTTGATGTCGTTGTTATTCATAAAAAAAGCGTGTTACTTTTGGTGTGTGATGTTCCAAAAGTAACACGGCTTGATGGGGTGTTAAAAGACACGCGGCACGGTTAGAGGTGCTTGTCTATGTATTTCTTTCTTTTGTCATAGTTAAATCCAAAAAGCCCGGGGTATTTCTCATAGGCTCGGCTTTCAATGCTCCTGTATAGTCGTTTGCTCTCCTTCCTTTGTTTTTTCTCCATTCGGTAGTTCTCCAAGAGTTCTTTTTGCTCCTCGGGAGTCAGGCTGATGGCTTTGACTATGCCTGTGATGATGGCGCAGAGAAAAAACAAGACTATAGCTGATAATATTATGACAAAGAGTGTGAGCATGCTGCGTAGTGTGTATATAATGTGTTTATATTCTTTCCGCAAAGATATGGCTTTAATCACTACCGCGCAACAAACTGAGGGCTTAAAGTGCCCAATGGTCACCCCCTCTCTCGCTCCGTCAGCGTGTCAAAGGCACCGCTGAACTCGTCGCCCATGATGCGCGCCATGTGGTCTTTCAGCACCTCGACGCTGATGTACCACGACTTGTTGAACCACGGGCGGCGCTTTCGCGGTTCGCCAAGGTTGTGCAACTTGCGGTAGGCCTTGCCAAGGAAGTGGAGGTCGCCCCCATTGCCCGGGCGGTAACCGTTGCCCACACCGAGGTCCACATAAATGCCATACTCCAGATAGTTGAAGGCCATCACCGCCTCGCGCCCCGCTATTGCTGCCGCCCCCGCCTTGACAGAGCGGCGCAGCGCGCCCGTGTGGTGAATGCCCATGAGGTCGAGCCGGTCCTGCCATATCTGCACCATCTTGGCGCGCCATGCGCGCAGGTATTGCACGCGGTCGTCACGGCTGCTGTTGTGGCTCATGGCTGGTGGTGTTGTCGGCCCAGAGGTCGGGGTTATAGGTGAGGTCGGTGGGTTCGTCCATGCCCACCATCAGGTAGAGGCCCGTGCAGCCGTTAAGGAAGATGCCGCCCAGTTCGGAGCACTTTATGTTGTCGGTGTCGAGGTAGAGCATCTCGGTTTGCAGCTGTAGCGAGTCGTGCAGCATGCGTGCGGTGAACTGTCGGGCGAGCTCGCGGCAGCGGTCCATCTTGATGGCGTAGTCGGCCTGGTTGCCATACTCGTAGCGGGCTATTATGAACACGGTGTACACCCGCCGCTTGAACCACCCGCCGCTTTGTGCGTAGAGGCTTTCCTGGCACACGTCGGAGGTGCAAACAAAGTTGGCGGTGCTCTGGTATTGCTCGAGCATGCCTTCAAGGTAGCCAAGGCCCGAACAGGTGGTGTGCTCAAACTGCCAGGCGCGGGCCATGTTGTTCTGCCCGGTGAGCTGGCTCATGTAGTTGGTGAAGTCGTACATACTTTTAGAGTTGAAAAGTTTATAAGTTGAGAAGTTAAGAGGAATGTCAAGCTTGGAGGGGGATTTTAAGTTGATGAGTTGAAAAGTTTAGAAGTTAAGAGAAATGTTTTAGCGGTTGAACTCGCAGAGGTGACCTCTTAACTCTTAAACTTTCCAACTTTTCAACTATTATGAAAGCTTCAAAGCTTTCATTTCTTCTGCCTTGGCATCAAGTTCGGTCAGCGCGTCGAGCGTGGGCGTGCTGAGCACTGCCGGCTGTTTGGTAATGTCGCCCCCCGTCAGTGCGCGCAGGCAAGTCACCATCATGGCGCGCGGGTCGGGCGGTGCGCTGTCAGGGTCGGCCGAGCCGGGTTGCCCGAACAGGTGGGGGAATAGGGCCGCATACTGCGCCTTGAGCCCCACGAGCCACAGCAGGAGCATCACGCGGTGCGCGTTGTCAAAGTCGGCCTCCGCCGTGCCGGGGTAGAGCGACATGCCTATGGCGTTCAAGGCCTCGGGGCTTTGCACTTTGAGGTAGCCTTGGTAGTAGTTCTCCACCTCCAGGTAGGTGCGGAACGGCACCCCGTCGAGCATGGCGTCCACAGCGGCATGGCCCGCTATGTGGCTCATGCGCGAGGGTTCGGCGGGCGGCTGGGCTATAAAGTCCACCAGGGGCATGAGTGCTGCAATGTCGTCCTTGAGGCGGATCAGCACGCTGTGGCTCTGGCCGATGATGCGTGCAAGGAACAAGGCCTGCATCTCGTCGGACGTCCATTCGCCGCGGGCCATCAGCGCGCACAGGTAGTGGCGTTGCTCGTTGGTAAGGGCCAGCCACGACTGCGGAATGTGCGCCCTGATAGATGAGCGCACCCTTTTAGCCGAAAAAGAAGGAGGGGTCTGCTTGTTTGTTTTCATAAAGCTTTGCGTGTCGTGCTTGGTAAGTGGGGCTCAGCCTGTACTCGTCCAGCTGGTCGGCGTGCGCCTCAATAAAGTTGATGATGTGGCGTGTGTGGGTGGCAATGCCCGGCCCTTGCATCACGTGCGCCGCCATGAGCCTGCGTGCCATGGTCAGTGCCTCGGCGTAGGCCGCTGGCGTGGTGTCGGGCGTGAGGTCGGCATCGGCCTCATACTGGCGGCTGACAAGTGCGGCATAGAGTTCGGGCGAAATGGCGTCCACCACCCGTGCCGAAGCCGCGTGCAGCGCGGTGGCCATGGCCTCGAACTCCTCGCGCAGCACCTCGCGGCCGTCGGGGGTGCGTATGCCGTGCAGGGTGCACAGCGTGGGCGTCCAGAGCAGGGAGTCGGCCCGCGAGCGGCGCAGAGTCATGAGGCCACGTGCCGCCAGGTGGGAGAGCACGCCGTCCTCGAGGTGGCATGCCTCGCGGCGCAGCTGCAGGCGCAGGGCGTCCACCCTCTCGCGGCTGGCGGGTGCGGTGTTCTGGTTGCTCACAATGCCGAAGCCCGTGGGCGTGAGCACGAGGTCCATTTGCGGCACGGCATCATAGGCCGCGCGCAGGCAGATGGCCGTGGTAAGGCCTTCGGCCACATGGTCGGGCAGTGTGGCCCCGGTGGTGATGATGGCTTGCCACGAGTCGGTGCAGCCCTGCACATATCGCTGCACCTTGTTCCACACCTCGGGCGTGGGCGAGCGGAAGGCCGGCACGGCGCGCTCAAAGTCGGCACGTTCAATTATTATCTCCATTAGCATTAACTTTTTTAGCGTCGGCGTGTTCGTCGAGCGTGGTGAGTTGTATCATCGGAATGGTGGGCTCGATGTGCGCCCACTGGTTGTACCACAGCACCATGTTGATGGGCGTGAGCAACATGTCGTGGAAGGCAATTTCGAGCGCCTGCTTCATGGTAAAGAGTTCGCGCTTGTCGGAGCCCGAGTTGTTAGTCTGCGTTTTTCCCGGCACAGCCCCCACCAGGTTGGGGTGCACATTGTCGGCATAGCAAATGGTGTTGGCCGCGGCCTGCACGTCCTCGTTCCAGTCGCCGCCCTCCTTTGCCCCCTCAATGTTGACGATGCGAATGTCGCGCACCTCGTGTCCGTCGGGGTTCACATAGTAACCGCTAATCCACGCCTTGCCCGAGTTCTCCACACCGCACAGGAAGTCCTTAATGTTCTGTTTCTCCCTCACCACGCGTTTCTGCATCTCCTCGGGGTCGGTGATGTTCTCCTCCATGCAGATGCGTTGCCAGTAGGAGCGCTCGATTTCAATTTGATACTTCACGCTCGTGGTGTTGCGCAGTTTGGCGCGCTTGCCGGTGCTTATGAGGCGTTTCTCGTCGTAGGAGCCGCCGCGCAGCACGGCGCTCCAGTAGGGCACGGGGTAGTACTGCGCGCCCGCTGTGGGGAACCGCATCACTACGGCGAACTTTCGTGTGCGTGTGGGTGTGCGCCCTGTGGGCTGGTGCGTGTCGGGGTCAATGGCCATGCGGCGGCACAGGTCGCCGTAGGGGTCGGCGAGCGAGAGCAGCTCTATGCGTTCCACACCGTTGATGCCCTCCTGCCAGTCCTGCCAGTTGGCGTAGTACAGGTGGTTGATGCGTCCGCGGCGGTCGGCCTTTTCAAGGCGGCAGTGGCACGCCTCCTTGTGCACAAGGCGGTTGATGCGGCGGCCGTCGCGTGAGAGTATGATGACGGCCACGGAGAAGTAAAAGTACTTCATGTCCGTCATTTGGTCCAGCATGTAGGCCGGCATGTTCTGCCGTTTGAGCCATGCGCGCACCTCGGGGTCGGTGGTGGGCTCGTGTGTGGTAGAGTCGGTGAGCCTGAGGCCTGCGCCGTAGCATGTGAGCACGTTAAAGAGTTTGTTCTGTGCCGTCACCTCGTCTGATGCCACAAGGCGCACAAGGTCGTAGGGCAGCTGGTTGTCTGATCCGTAGGGCACGTAGGCCTCCTGCGGGTAGCCCGGCACGGGGCGTGTGACGATGGTGCCGCCCGGGGTGTCGAACACGGTGGTGGTGTCCTCCACCTCGGCCATGACGGCGGCAAATTGGGTTTGGGGTATGGCGAAGTATTCCATAGGGGGAGGGGGTTTTAAGTTGAAAAGTTTAGAAGTTGAAGAGTTAAGAGGAATGTCTGGCGAGGAGGAATTTTAAGTTGAGAAGTTGAAGAGTTTAAGAGTTAAGCGGTCGCTTTTAAGAGTTGAACTCGCAGAGGTATCCTCTTAACCTTTCAACTCCTAAACTTTTCAACTTATAAAAACGTTTCGTCGAAAGTTCCGTCGAACGTGCGCACGGGCAGCGGTGTGAGCACCGCCAAGCCGCCCTGACTCTCGCGCCACGTCAGCGTGGCCGAGTCGGCCGTGTTGTAGGCATTCGAGCCTTTGAGTTCGGCAGCGGTTATGGTGACGGGCGTGTCGTCGTGCCACACCTCGCGCGCCGTCATCACGTCCTTGATGAGAGCCACCTCGGCCGCGTTCAGTGCACCCGTGGTGGCCTTGAATTCGGCCTGCGCCTCCACGTTGGCGTTGTAGGCCGAGCCGCCCACCACCACCTGCGTGTAGGTGGGCTTGAGTGCTTCCTCCACCTCGCCATACAGATACAAGGAGTCCGACAGGCCAAACACGTTGGTAAAGTCGAGCGTGGTGACGGGTGCGGCGTCCGCGTCCCATGGGGCGAGGCGGTAGCGCATGGTGCGCTGGCCCACCGTCACGTCGTAGCCCACGGGCTGGCTTGTGGCGCCGCTCAAGGGGCCGTACTGCTCGAGGTTGCCCACAATGTAGGCGGGCGAGGTGTTGTAGCAGAGCAGTTCGTCGTTGTACTCCTCGGCCCTGAACTCGCTGCCTATGCGGCGGGTTTTTCCCGTAGTGAGGTCCATCAGGGTGACGCGCACACTCACGGGGCGCTCCTGCTTTCGCTCCTCGTCCGACGGCTTCCACACAAGGCGCTCGGTGGCCAGCTTTGGCACCACCTTGCAGCCGCCGCCCGCCATGGTGAGGAAGGAACGCTGCACAAAGTCGGCCCCGTTGATGTAGAGCCGCTGGCGGCAGGGCATGATGCTCACGGTGGCAAGCAGCTTTTTGTCGGCCTCTATGCGCAGCTCGGTGAGCCACTTGCCCTGTGTGGCCATGGCGTATGTGCTAATCAGCCAGCCAAGGTCGTGCAGGGCAAAGCGGCCCGCGGTGTCGGGTGTGAGGTAGATGTCGAGCACCACGGCCCCTCCGAGGGTGATACTTATGTGGCACGGTGTGCCGGGGGTGCCGCCGCTGAAGCCGAGGTCCTGTATCTCGGTGGCAAAGGCCAGGGTGGGCAGTGTGGTGGTGAGGCGGAGCATGAGTTTTAAGTTTATAAGTTGAGGAGTTGAAAAGTTAAGAGGAATGCCAAGGTTCCAATTTTCGGATTTAGCAAGGGCGGGCTGAAACTTTCCAACCCTTAAAAGTTTGGAAACTTTCCCGCGGGTAAGAAGGTGCAGCTTGAAGAAACGCCCCCATTAGAGCTTGCGTTTCTTCATATACACGCAGAGCAGCACAAGGGGCACCAGCACGATGAGCCGTTTGAGGGTGTTGGCAAAATTCGACCGATTTTGTAGAATTCTGCCCCCCGTGCCGGCCTTGGCGGGCTTGGCCTCGGTGCTGATGGTGTCGTGCCTGATGGCAGTGCGCCACAGCGTGTCGTGCTGCAGAGTTACACGGTTACGAATTTTGAGGCGCGTTTTTTCGACATATACGGTGTCGTCCCGCTGCCACTGAGTGAGGCTCACCGAGTCGGCCACGAGCACAGAGTCGAGCCTCACGTGCCAGCGCTCCACCGTGTCGGTGGTGTGGGTGGTGCGGTTGGTGGTGATGTAGTGCACTTGGCGGCAACTTGTGGCCGTGAAGGCAAGCAGGGCGAGCAGGGCCGCCATGGTGGCCACGCGGCCAAGGGTTACGAGTGTAAGCCGCCTTAATGGGTTGGGGTGTGGGGTGTGGGTCATAGGTCGGCATATTCGGCACGGGCGTCGAACGATGGGCACGCCTTGCCGGGGTTAAGGTTGTGGTGGCCCACGATGCGGGCCTTGGGGTACTTGCGGCGCAGCCGTTTGAGCAGTGCGCCAAGGGCTGCCACCTGTGCCGTGGTGCGGGTGTCCTCGGGGCGGCGGCCCTGGGCGTCGAGCCCTCCCACGTAGCATATGCCCAGGCTCTGGCGGTTGTAGCCCTTGCAGTGTGCGCCCTGCATGGTTTCGGGGCGGCCGGGCTCTATGGTGCCGTCGAGTCGCACCAGGTAGTGGTAGCCTATCATGTCCCACCCCTGCTGGCGGTGCCAGCGGTCCACGTCGGCGGCGGTGAAGTCCTTGCCGCGGGCGGTGGCGGTGCAGTGCACTATGAGGTATTTGATTTGTCGGGGGTCAAGCATGGAATGGAAAAGTTTATAAGTTTATAAGTTTATGAGTTAAGAGGTCGCTTTTAAGAGTTTATAAGTTGACAAGTGAAGAGGACGCTTTTAAGAGTTGGGCAAGCAGAGGTAACCTCTTAACTTTTCAACTCATAAACTTTTCAACTACTCTTGTCAATGTTTTTGCGGTTGTTTATTTCTTCTTTCAGCTCGGTGAACTTGCTTTGCACGTAGATGCTCACGCCGAATATTGAGCCGGCATAAATGAGGCACTGGGCAAAGAACCACAGCACCGAGTCGCTGATCTCGCCCACCGGGGGCACCAGGAACCCCGCCACACTCAGTGCCACACCCGCAAGGAGCATGGCCAGCGCCGAGTAAACTTGGTATTTTGTACGGTCTTCTTTGGTCATAGAGGAGGATTTTTAAGTTTATGAGTTTAAGAGTTTAAGAGTTAAGATGTCGGTTTTAAGAGTTGGGGCAAGCAGAGGTTACCTCTTAACTTTTCAACTTTTCAACTGCCCCCTCAACTTTTCGAGCACCGCCTTGTCGTTGGTGCTCATGATGTAGGGCGCGGTACTCAGTTGCGCCGTGAGGCCCCCCGAGCCTTTGTAGGCAATGGCATGGCCATTGGTCAGAGTCCAGAAGTGCATCGCGGTGCCCTGTGGCACTCTGTAGTACAACGCGAGCGGCTCCATGCCGGCAATGGTCTTGAAGTCGTAGCGCTGCAGTGTGCCGCTGGCGCCCTTGATGCGGTGGCCGAACCATATCATGTACTTTTGCGCAGGCACACCGTAGGCACCCTGCGTTTGGTACACCTCGATGGGGTTGCCCTCCATGTAGGTGGCGAGTTCGGCGTTCTCGAAGTCGGAGTGGCTTACCTCCTCGCCCATTACGTCGGAGAGCGTTTCCAACACCTTTTCGCCCCCGAGGGTGCGGAACTCCCACTTTTTGCCGCCGTTCAGGCTCACTTGCTTTATGCCTTCGTCCAGCGCACTCAGCTGCGTGGCCTGTGCGGCCGTCATGACGCCCGCCTTGGCGCTTGTGGCCTTGGTGAGTACAAGTTGCTTGTTGCCACTCTCGGCAAAGTTTGTGTAGTTAACAATTACGCTGTCCGTAGTGCTCAGCCCTTCTGCAAGATTGTTATTCAGAATGCGGGCAAACACATACTTATCCATCAGCCCGTCTTGGTTCCTGTTCACCAAATAGCATAGCAGCACTTGACTGTATTGGCTTGTCTCAGTGTTGTTCTCTGCGCCCCAGTGCTTGAAGCGTAAAAACAAGTTGCGGTCGCCGTGTGTATAAGTCCACATTTTGCTGCTCAGTATGGTGCGCGTGTTGTCGGTCGTGCCTTCGGAGTATACATAGTTGCCGTTGTAGCCCGAGTACGACGTTTGCTTTTGCGGCTGCAGGGGCTGCCATGCCTGCCACTTGGTGCCGTTAAAGTAGCGCACTATCACGTTGCGCGTTGATGCTGTGTCGTTGATCGAGGCCAGCGCGGTGCCATGCGTGTTGAGGGTGAAAGCCCCCACCGCTATCTGCACATAGCGCTTGGTGTCCTTCACGAGCACGCCGAAGTAGGTGAGCACCGGTATGTCGAGGCACTTGAAGCGGTGCAGGCCCTGGGGGGAGTCCACGTTCATGGCGTCGAGCGCGGCGTTCAGGGCGTCGAGGGTGGTCAGGTTGTCGTGGGTGGTGAGCCACTGGCCGAGGCCCTGCGTTATGGGGTGGTCGGCCGATGCGGCGGCGTCGGTGTCGGCCATGGCCAGGCACATGTTGTAGAGCAGTGTGCCCACACGGTTGGCGGTGTTGGCGTAGCGTGCCTTTTCGTCGCGTATGGTGGCGGCAGTGTCGCGTAGTTGGTCGAAGTTCGTCATTATAAAGTTGAGAAGTTTAGAAGTTGAGGAGTTTATGAGGTCGGTTTTCTGAGTTGAAAAGTTGAGGAGTTGAGAAGTTAAGAGGGCGCTTTTATGAGTTTGACAAGCAGAGGTAACCTCATAAACTTATAAACTTTTCAACTTGTCAGCTACCCATCAAGGCCAGCGGCCTTGCTGCGTAGCTGACTGTTATCGTTTGCGCCGAGCGTTCGGCCGCCTTGTCGGGCAGCGTGTCGGGCAGCGTGACGGCGGGCATGGGCCTTTCGCCCGTACCCAGGAGCAGGCGTGTGCCGTCGGCACAGGTGAGCAGCACGGCCACAGGGCCGGCCATGGGGGTGTAGCGGCCGCACAGCGTGGCGGTGAGCTTGGCCGAGCATGTGTGGCGGCCGTCGGCCACCTCGTCGTTCACCTCCATGGCCGCAAGGCCCGTGGTGGGCACGGTGTGCCACTGTGCGCCCTTGGTGTTGAGGGCGGCCGTGTGCCCGTCGGGGCCGAGGGTGAGCTGGCCCATGCTGGCGGCGGGGGCAAGGCTTATGTGGGTGATGTAGCGTGTCATGGTGTGGGTGGGGTGTGGTTGTCAACCTCCTCAAACTCCTGCACGTAGCGCGCCTCGAGCCGCTTTGCCTTCTCGATGATGCCGGGCACCACCTTGAAGCCAGCCACGGCGGGGTCGGCCGATATGACGAACTGCTGCGGGGTGATGCTCGAATAGTCGGGGGCGGCTGAGTCCTCCTTGTCGAGCTGCGTGCCCTTGAGGTAGGTGGCCGTGACAGCGGCAAAGGCTTTGGCGTCGCCCGCCTCGCGTGCCATCTGCCAGCCCTCCTCGCACCGTTCGCGGAATAGCCAGCGGTCGTAGTCCTTGGTGATGCGCCCGAGGTTGCCCAGGCATATCTTGATGCAGCGCACGTCCTCATAGGCTTGCGACAGGCCAAGGCCGTACTTCTGGCGCAGCACGCCCACAATGTCCTTGTCCACCATGCGGGGGTTTTGCAGCCAGTAGGCATACATCTCCCTGAGGCGGAACAAGCGGGCCTGCATGTATGAGGGCAGGCCTGCCTTCTGCATCTCTTCGGCAGAGGCCATGAGGTAGCGTTGCGCGCGGTCGGCGAGGGTGTCGGTCATCGTAAAGTTTGGAGGGGTTTAGTTTTGAGTTCTGAGGTTATGAGGTTATAAAGTTACCTTTAAAAGGTTGGAGCTTTGAGGTTCTTTTAGTTCGGAGTTTTGAGGTTCTTTTAGTTTGGAGTTCTGAGGTTATGAGGTTATAAAGTTACCTTTAAGAGGTTGGAGCTTTGAGGTTCTTTTAGTTCGGAGTTTTGAGGTTCTTTTAGTTTGGAGTTTTGAGGTTATGAGGTTATAAAGTTACCTCTGCGAGCCCAACTCTTAAAGGTTACTTTATAACCTCATAACCTTAGAACTCCAAACTAAGCCAAACTCAGAACTTATCGTATGCCTCCCAATTCAGCCTGTACCTCTCATCAGCCTTTTTGAGCAGTTTGAGCAGTTCGTAGCGGTCGCACGGCTCCTTGTCGGCCATGGTCTTGAGCGTTTCAAAGGCCTGCTTCATCTTGAAGTAAAGCTCGCCGTTGTCGTCGTACAGCTTCTTGATGTGGTCGGGCAGCTTGTCGTGGTCGGGGCGGCGGCCGCGGTACTGGCCCTTGGGGTGGTCGGCGTCGGTGCTGATGACGGGCGCGCCTTGGCTGATGCTCTGCTCAATGAGCGGCAGCGCCTCTTGCTCCATGGTGGCCACGTCCTGCCGCGTCAGTCCGTCGAGGCGTATGCGCAGGTGCTTGTTCAGTTCGTAGGCTATGGTGTCGGCGTAGCGCGCGGGGGCCGCACAGGCACAGGCGTAGAGGTAGCGGTTGGAGTTGATGCGTAACAAGAGCAGGGCCCCTTGCCTCACGTCGCGTTCATCTGACGGCTTGGCAAGGTACGCCTGCAGTTGTTGGGTAAATTCGGGGTCGAGCATAGTGTTTAAGTTTATAAGTTTAGTTTTGAGTTTTGAGGTTATAAGGTTATAAAGTTACTTTGTGCTATCGAACTCGCAGAGGTGACTTTATAACCTCATAACCTTAAAACTCAGAACTCAGAGCTACGCTGCCACCACCGGCTTGCCCGTGGCGCCGCTAATCTTGCCGTCGTCGGCGGTGTCGATTTCGCCGGGGTAGAAGGGAGCCGGCACCACGTCGGTGGCTTCGATTTCGATGTCGGTGCTCGCGTTGGTGCTTGTGCCCTCGCCGAGCGAGCCTTTGGGTTTCACCACCGTCTCGAACATTTCGTTGCCCAGCACGCGGAACTTGCCGTCGCGCTGCTGCACCAGGAACACGAGGTCGGCGTTCTGCGCCACCGAGCAAAAACCTGCCGCCTCCTCGGCCGTGCCGGGGTGGCTGGCTGTAAGTTTGTTGAGGAATGTGCACGAGGGGCGCTCGCCCTGAGTTTCCCATTCAACGTTGCCTTTATTTGTTACGAGGTCAATGCGCTGCCACTTCTTGTCGGCCTTTAGTGTGAAGTTGCCGTCGTAGGTGGCGAGTTTGGCCAGTGTCACGTCCTTGTCGGTGGGCTGGGGCAGGGTGGGCCATGCCGTGATGTTTTCCTTTGCTGTGTAGTATACCGCGGTGCGAATGCCGGGTATAACGCGCTGGCCGGCGCAGAAGCGCAGACTGCTGAAGGGTGCGCCGTTGGCGCAGGGGGTGGTTGTGGGGGTTTGTACTGCCATGGGGAGTTTTTTAAGTTTAAGAGTTTAAGAGTTGAGAAGTTAAGAGGAATGTCAGGCTCGGAGGGATTTAAGTTGAAAAGTTTAAGAGTTTAAGAGTTAAGAGGTCAGTTTTAGAGGTCGAACTCGCAGAGGTGACCTCTTAACTTTTCAACTTTTCAACTTTTCAACTCATTCTCCGCCCTTGAGTTTGGCCACCATGAGCATTTCGGGGCTCAGGCTGCGGAACTGCACGCCGAAGGCCATTGCAGCCTCGAGGGTGAGCTTCCATGATGAGTACTTCTCGATGGCCAGACGCTCGCCGGGGTTGTCGCCAGCGCCGTAGCCGTACACCATGTTGCTCTGCGGGGCAATGTGTATGTACTGCGAGCCCTTCTTTGATGCCAGCGGGCAGAACTCCCACAGGTTGTCCGAACCCTCGAGGAAGGTTTTCTTGAACTCCGTGTTGTAAGGCAGCGAGCCGTGCAACAACTGGTAGTTCTGGTTGTAGGCGTTGTAAATGTCCTTCGACACATATATTTTAGCCTTCTGGCCCTGCAGCTCGTCATCGGCGGCGGCGTAGATGGCGTTGAATGTGTCGATGGCGTTAGTCTTGTCGATGGCGGCCGTCAGCTCCATGTAGTTGCCCTTGCCTGCGGCAATGTTGCCCGCAGTGGCCTCGGTGGCGGTGATGGTGTCGAAACCGTTGAACAAGTCCTTTGTGCTGTCGCCATCGGCGTTGCGCTTTGCGCCCCAGATGGCCATGTTGAGCTTGCGGCCAAGTTTGCCGGCCACAAACATGAGGATGTACTTGTTCACGTCCACCGTCTTGAGCGACTCGCCCTGTGCCACAAGCGAGCCGTAGATGGTGCCCCACACGTCGTTGGGGTCGAAGCCGTAGGCACAGTTGCCAAGGAATAGCTCGAGCTCGCGCGGGGCGATGGTAAAGTTGCCGTCGGCCGAGCGTGTGCTCTTGTACGGGCCGAGTTCGGCATCGCCGTCAAGCTGGCCGAGCACCACGTCGCCAAGCAAGCCGGGCATGCCCGTCATGTGCTGGAGCGTGGCACCGGCCGATGTGGCCGGCATGATGAGGAGTTCCTTCTCGTAGCGGGTGGCACTCTTCTGCAGTGCCTCGAGGGTGGTGATAGTTTTTGCCATTGTGTAGAGTTTAGAAGTTTAAGAGTTTAAGAGTTGATGAGTTGGTTAAATGAGGGAGCCGTACTTGCGGTAAAAGTCGCATGCCTCGGCACCCGGCAGTGCTGTGCCTTCGTCGGCCTCGGTGCTTGGCTTGGCAGAGTTTGTAGTGTCGCCGTCGGTGGCGTTGAGCTTGGCTTCGGCCTCATTCTTTTCATCGTCCAGAGCCTTGATCACCTTTTCGAGCGCGTCAATCTGCTCGGTGGTGAATGTCACCTTGTCGTCGGTGGCGGTGATGTGTGCCACGCCGAGCTTGGCGCACAGGGTGGCGGGGGTGATGGTTTGTTCGTTCATTATGGTGTTGTTTGTGTTATGAGGTTTGCTGTCGGTGGTGGCAGCGGCCGCGCCCTGCGGCTTGGCGGCGCAAGATGGCTTGGCGGCGCGCGCAAAAAGGGTTTCAAAAAAATCGCGCACCGCCTCGCCTATCGACTTACGCATTTGCTGTTCGGCCGTGGTGGTGATGGTGGCGGCGGCAGTGCCCTCAGTGCTTCCAGCCTCAGTGCTTTCGGCCGCCATGCTTCCAGCCGCCATGCCGAAAGTTGGCACAGGCAGCCCGCATGCCACAATGTGCTCGCGCTGTGCGTCGGTCATGGGCTCCTTGGCGGGGTCGGGCTGCTCTTCGTCGGGGTCAATCTCGTCAATGAGGCCAAGGCGCAGCGCCTCCTCGGCACCTATCCATCGCGCCTCATGCATGAGGGCCGCCATGCTGTCGACATTGCCGTTGCCCACCTTGGCGGCATATATCGAGGCCACCACGCGGTCGAGCGTCTTGAGGTCGGTCTGAGCCTTGCGCAGCCCCTCAATGGCCTTGGCAAGTTCCTCCTTGTTATAGTAGCCCCAAGTGCTCACGGCGGCCGAACAGGGGTGCACAAGCATCAGCGCGTAGCGGCTCATCACCACCTTGCGCGCACCCATGGCCAGTATGGTGGCCGCGCTGGCCGTCATGCCTATGATGTAGGCGGTGACCTGTCCGTGGTCAATGAATTGTTGTCTGATGTCGAGGGCCGTCTGCACGTCGCCCCCGTAGGAGTTGACGCGCACGTTGCAGGGCTTGCCCTTCATGGGCTGCAGCTTGCTCTTTATGTACCCCTTGCTTATGGGGTAGCCAATGTAGGAGTCGATGTCGATGTGGTAAGTGCGTGGCATAAGTAGCGTGTGTGTTAAATGGTTAAAAGTTGTGGGCAAATGTACAGCTATATATATAGGCTTGTAAAAGACACCCGCCCGCCTTTGGGCCGCTCCTTGCGCGCTTGCGGCACACGGGGCGGCAGTTTGTCCCATTTTAGTGGGCATCAGGGCCTGGCGGCCTCTGAAATGGTGCGCTTTGTCAGCTTTTCGACCCCCCAATGCCCTACGCCCCGCGCCCGGCTGGAGGGGGGCGCGCGGGCGGTATATGCCGGTAAAGTGTGGCGGCGTGGCGGCGAAAGGACGAAAAAAAGCCCGCCGGCCTCGGGGTGAGGCTGGCGGGCTGGGGGTGTAATAAAAACAAATGAGTGGGGTGTGAATGACTAAGAGTTAAGAGTTGTGTGTGTGGCCTTGTCTATGTTGTCGGCCGAGGTGGCGAGCACTTTGGCCATGTGGCGCATGGCCTGGCTGAGTTGTTGCAGCTCTGTGGGCTTGAAGGTGGCGGGCTTGCCGTTAACCTTGTACCCGTGCAAGCGCTGCTGCAGCCAGTTGCCCGAGCGGTCGAAGTATTTTCGGGCCACGCCCGAGAGGTTGAGAAACTCGCTCGTGTCTATCATGGCGAGCCATACTGCGCCCTCGCTTTCGGCGGATAGTAGCTGGCGCGCTTTTTCTGTTGCTTCGGTGTGTGTCATTGTGGTAGTTGGTTAAAATGGGCCCGCCCTTGTGCGGGCCCTTTGTTTTAGCTTTCGATTGCTTCAGCAAGTTCCTCGATAAGTCTTAATGCTTCGGCTTTGATGTAGTCGTGCTTTGTTGTGTTGGCCAACTCTGCAAGCATTACTATCGCTTTGGCTGCTGTTACTTTTTCTTTCTTAGTCATTCATTGTACACCTCCTTTCTTTGTTTTTATTACACTGCAAAGATAATAATAATATACTTATTATCAAAGAAAATCAATAAGTTTTTTTGTATTATTTCTTGGGCACGGCGTGCATCAGCCGCCGCCAGTGACGACGAGCTGCACGGGCTGCTGGGGGAAACGTTCGCAGCCTATATATAAGGTGTCGAAGGCGTCGGAGCCGTCGGTGCGGTTTTCGAGTCGGTCCTCGTCGGTCTCGGCCAGCTTTTCGCGTCGCTTGTCCTTCTTTTCGTTGTACACGCCGGCAGTTTGTACTGAGATGAGCAGGTCGGGGTTGTTGGGCTCGTTGAAGAATGGCATGAGGCGGGCCTTGCCGTCGAAGCCGCGGTTGATGAGCTGGTACTTTTCGAGGTGGCGCATGGGGGCGCCTATGTAGACGGGGCGCACGCGCCAGCCGTGCAGCTGCAGCTCGTGTGTGATGACCCACCGGAAGTCCTGATCGTTGACGGCGTAGTTGGAGCCGAGGGCGGTGGAGTCGTAGTAGAACACGACCTCGTGCATGGGCAGCGGGTCGTAGTACTGGCAGAAGTCGGCTATGAGGGCGGGCAGCTTGCGCTCGTACTTTACGTAGAATGACTTTAGCACATTGAGGCGGCGGCGGTCCTCGTCGGGCTGGCCTGCCACGAGCCAGTTGATGTTGTTGTTAAAGTCGAAGGCTATGCACAGGGGGTGGCCGCGGTTGATGTCGGCATCGGCCTTGCATGTGCCGGCCATGTGGGTGAGTGCCTTGAAGTCGTAGCCCAGGGCGTCGACCACATGGTAGTCGGTGGAGGTGTAGCGGTGTGAGGGGCGCATTGAGGAGTAGAAGCCGTCCTTTAGCACCTCGATGGGGCGGCACAGTATGGAGGTGCGGAACACCATGGGGGTGAGGTCGCGCCGCATCTGTCGCACCCATGCCTCGCCCAGCACTTCGATGTTGGTAAGGCTGGAGTAGGTGCGGTAGAGTGTGGCGCGGCGGCGGAGCGAGGCGAGCAGGCGGCGCGTTTGCTTGATGCGCTCGGGCAGGTAGGGGGTGGTGTCGCCCTGGGCCATGCGCTGCATGGTTTGTTGCTCGTCGGCCACCAGGGCCTCAATGGTGCTTATGAGTTCGGTGTCGCACTGGTCGGCATAGCGCATGAACCATGAGCCGCGCCGCGACACGGGCATGTCGGAGGTGATGAGCATGCCGTGGTGGAAGGGCAGGTCGCCAAACTCGCGCTGCTGCCCGCGGTTGGCGGGGAAGGTTTCGTCCTTCAGCCGCTCGTAGTCTACAAACTTGGCTTCGTCAATGTCTATGTAGTCAAAGCTCTTTGAGTTGGAGGTGCCCACGCGGTCCTGGCTCACTATCTGGCCAATGGCACCGTTATAGAAGGTGATGATGTTCTCCCAGTTGTCGGGTGTGACGAGTGGCGCGGGCCAGTCGAGCGAGCGTGGCGGACGGTGGCCTATGTCCCAGTGCAGGCCGCGGCGGTAGCCCCATTTCTCCCAGTGCTCGAACATTGAGGGCAGCGTGTTGGTCTTTGCCCTGATGGCTGTGGGGCACACAAAGGCGGTGGTGCTGCGTGGCATGGCCTGCATGTTGCGCAGGTTGATCCAGGCGTGCAGCATGCTTTTGCCTGTGCCTCGGCCGGCCACTATCACGTTGGTGTGGGCGTCGATGGCGCACACTTCGCGCTGCATGCGGTTCATGTATATTTGTTGGGGTGTGGGGGTGCTCATGGGTGGGTGGTGTGTGTGTGATTATTACCACTTGCGTGGGTATATTTTTTGCCAAGAATTACGCCATTCTGCGCATAAAGGCGCCGCATGCGGTAAAACTTCTGCCTTACGCCCTCGCGGTAGATGAGTGCAATGCCGTTGGCCTGACACCATGAGTCGATGCCGCGGTTGAGTGTGCCGCTGTGTATGAGGCACACGCACTCGCTCCACAGGGCGAGGCAAAAGAGGTTGGCCACGGCGCGTGCCATTTCGGCCTGTGCCCTGCGTGAGAGGTGGCACCAGTATTCGGGCCGCCGCTGGGCGTGGTCGGTTATGACTATTGCCACGCTGTCGGGCGGGCAGGTTGGCCCCGTGGCGGTGGTGGCTCCAGCTGCGGGGCGTGAGAGCAGGCGGTGGAGGAGCATATTCTCGTAGGAGCGTGGCGGGAAGCGCACGGGGCTGCCAAAGTGGTGGGTAAGCCATTGGCGCAGGTATGGCTCAAGACGGAGGTATACGGTTAGGCCTTTCATGTGTGGGGAGGGGGGAAAATTAAAGTTGAGGAGTTGAAAAGTTTAAGAGTTAAGAGGAATGTTTTAGAGGTTGAACTCGCAGAGGTAACCTCTAAACTTTTCAACTCCTAAACTTTTCAACTTTTACCCTTGTTCTTTTTGTCGTTTTTCGGGCTTGGTTCGTGGCGTAGTGCGTGCGGTGTGTTTTTCCTGTAATCTGGCTGAGGTCGAATTTCGTACTTTTTTTCTGTAATTTTGTATCAGCGTAATTTTGTAGCGTAACTATCTGATTTTCAAGTGATACATTTTTCTTCTTTGGCTGATACATTTTTGTATCGGGCAAAATAAAATTGTATCAGGGGGGCGGGGGCTGATACAAAACGGGGGGTGATACATTTCGGGAAAAAATTGTATCAGAATTGTATCGGGTTTTGTATCACCTTTTTTTCTTACTTATTTTATTGATATTCAATACTTTTCTTTGTTTGATACAAAGTGTGATACAAAATTACAAAAAAAAAGTACGATTTTAGGGGGTGTGGTAAAACCTTTCTTCCCTCTCAGTGGTTCGGGATTGGTCAATTTTACGGATTTAAGGCGGCGTGTGGGCACGAAAAAGCCCGGCACGTGGGGTGACGTGCCGGGCGGTGTGAAATGGAATGTGGGGGAAACTAAAGTAACTTTGTACTGATGAGGTCGGCGCCTAATTTGTGCAGCCCTTCTTCAATTTTTTGCAGTTGTGTGTCTGATATGTAAGTGCCTCCCCTTTTGTATTGGCGCATGAGTGTTTCGTTAATGCCTAAGTATCGTGCGAAGGCGCTCACGTTGAGCATGTTGTAGTAGTCGAAGAGGGTGGACACGTCAAACTTGAACACGGGGTCGGCCTTGAGTATGGGGGCAGCTTTGCCGGCGCGCTGTTCTTCGTCGGCTCTTGCTTCGGCCATGGAGTTGGCGAAGTCGGCTTTTGCCTCTTTTACCGTGTGGCCTCGCCCTATGAGTGTGTATGGGCTGTTGTCGGTGTTGTAGGCTAAGAAGGTGCCGTCGGTGTCCTTTTCGATTGTTACTGTAAAGTGTGCTTTTTCCATTTTTTTGTACCTTTCCTTTATAATGTGGCAGGCAAGGGAGGGTGGGGGGTTGCCCTCCCTTGCTCTGGTGTAGGTTAAAAGCCTATTTGCTTTTTTAGTTTGAAGTACAGGCCTTTTTTTACTTCGGCGTTCCCATGTCTTTCAATTTGTATGGTTATGCCTTTCGCGTGGTTTACATAGATGTCGTGCTCCTTGCCGTGGCGGCTGAGTTCAAATCCATGTTGCAGTGCTTGTTTCTTTAGTTCATTCCATTTCATCAAGTTGGTTTTAGGGGTTATACTTTAGTTCTCTTTTCACAATACAAAGATACTACAAATATGTTATATGGCCAAATATTTGTATAACATATTTGTAGTATCTGCAAATTTATTTGCCGTACATGCGGCGTGTGGCTTGGCTGATGGTGGCTGTGGGTCGGTAGTGGGTGTTGGTGGGTGGTGTGCGGTGTCGGCGTATGGTTATGCGGTCGTCCATGAGGTCGTATTGGCGCCAGTGGTCGGCGGTGAGCAGGAAGATGGCTGCCGTGCGCACGCACCACTCGAGTTTTGGCGAGCCTTGGTAGCGACGGAAGGTGACGCTGCGGCCGGGGTGCATGGTTTCGAGGTAGTCGTACACTTGGCGGGCGAATGTGCGGAATGTTTCGCCGCCCTCGCGGTAGAGGCGGCTGAAGCCTTGGGGGGTGAGCCATTCATCGGGTATGGTGGGGAGGAGGAGCATGAGTTGAAGAGTTTAGGAGTTTAAGAGTTGAAAAGTTAAGGGGTCGCTTTTAAGAGTTGTGCAAGCAGAGGAAACTTCTCAACTTTTCAACTCCTCAACTCCTCAACTTTTCGCCTTACCAGTATATGGTCATGTGGTCAATCTCAAATAGTGTGCAGTCGCGGAACTCGCGAATGAGTGCCGACTGCGGGAGCCTGATGCGGTGTGTGCCGCGTCGCTTGTGCCCGCCTATGCAGCGTGCGCCCTCGTAGGTGAGTATGTCGCCGGTTGAGAGTTTCCACACGCGCAGGCGGTGCGGTTCCCCGTCTTCGAGCAGGCGCAGTGCGTCGTGCTGGCTGATGCTGGAGTGTAGTTTGGGTGTGTTCATTGGCGTGGGTGTTTGAGGTGTCGTGCTATTTCGGCCTCTATTACTTGCTGGTTGTGGTGTGTGGCGGCTTCGTAGCGTCGGCCGTCGCTGAAGCCTTCATCTTTTCCAGCTTTGTGTCCGTCGTCGTAGCCCCGGGTGTAGCCTTCGTCGTAGGCTGCGAGTCGGGTGTTGCTTGTGACTTGGCGCATCTGGTCGTCGGCTGTGGCCTGTGTGCGTCGGCAGCCGTAGTGGTAGGCGGTGGCGGTGGCGATGATGAGGGCCAGCAGGCCGAGGGGGAGGAGGGTGAGTAGTGTCATGGGAATTTTGGAGTTTATAAGTTTATGGGTAAAGTTGAAAAGTTGAAGAGTTAAGAGGTCGGTTTAAGTAGTTGAAATAGCTGAGGTGACATCATAAGCTTTTCAACTTATAAACTTCTCAACTTTACTACATAGGCGACGCGTTTTAATTGTATAGGCGACGCGTTTTTTCTCTCAGTCGATATCGTTTTAACGACATAGGGGGATAGTTTTTTCTACCGCCCTATGTTGTTTTTTCTATCCCCCTATGTAGTAAAGTTGAAAAGTTGGGGGGGGAATTTGAAGATTTAAGAGGTCGGGGTCAGTGGTTGAACTCGCAGAGGTGACTTTATAACCTCATAACCTTAAAACTTCAAACTTGAAACGGCGTGTCAGAAGCCTGCCCGCCCCTGTGTGAGTTCGTCGTAGATGTGTGCTTCGCTTTTGAGGCGTTTAATCATGTTGCGCACCATTTGTTGCCGGCGGTGGTTGTCGCCCACGCGGTCGGCAATGAGGAGGATTAGGTCGGCAAAGTAGTCGCTGTCGTCGCAGGCCTGTGCGGCATCTTCGAGGGTGTACATTTCGCGGGCAAAGCTGGCCCAGGCTCTTTTGGCCAGTTCGGTTTGGTGCACGGCCATGCGCCAGCGCTGCTTGCAGTCGTGCTTGAGGTCGAAGCCGAGCCGCTCCACGCGGCTTTGTGCGTCCATCATGAGGGTGTTGGTCACATCGCCCATGAGGTAGGCCACATTCGTAAGTATGCGTGTGGCGTCGGGCACGCTGCCCGGGGGTACGAGGTGTTCTTTTTTTAAGTTCATAAGTTTATGAGTTGAAAAGTTGAGGGGGAAAGTTGAAAAGTTTAAGAGTTGAAGAGTTAAGAGGTCGGAGTTTTAAGTTGAAGAGTTTAAGAGTTGAAAAGTTAAGCGGTCGCTTTTATGAGTTGGACAAGCAGAGGTATCTTCTTAACTTTTCAACTCCTAAACTCTTCAACTTGAATCTTTTAGCCTTCGCTCTCGTCCGGCACAAATCCCGCCCCGGGGTCGAGGTGCGCCCCCGTGTCGAGGCTTTCGCGGTTGGCCTGGCTCTTGGTGGAGCGCAGATATATCATGTCCTCGCTCTTGCCGTCGATGCGGCGCGAGATGCGGCCCTGCGAGTTGAGCAAGTCGGCGGGGTTGTAGTCGTACACGTAGGGGCAGAGGGCGGCAAAGGAGCGCAAGGCCTTGGTGAACTTGTTCATGGTGTAAAAATTCTTGTTCACCTTGGCATCGTCTATAAAGGCGTCGTAGGCCTCGCGGCGAACGATGAAGGTGTCGAGGTTGTCGCCCTCCTCGGCAAAGTACACGTTGGCCCATTCCTCAAAGTTGGTGCCCATGTCGGCCTTGAACTTGCGCTTTAATATGTTGCCCATGGGCGGCATGGGCTTGACGCTCTCCTGGCACATCGACAGGTAGAACTGGCAGCACTGCATAAAGAAGTTTATGTCCGCGTTCCAATCCTCCTCCTTGTACGAGGAGCTTATGAGGTCGCGCCCGAAGTCGTCGCGTATGCTGCGGCTCTCAAGGTAGTCGTTGCCCTCGGTGCGCTGGTGGTAGTAGTCGCTGAACACAAGGTAAAGCAGGCGCGCCTCGGTGCTGGGGCTGAAGTCGCGCGGCACATAGTTGGTGGTAAAGCCAAACTTCGGGCTTTGCTCAAAGGGTATGGTGTAGCTCTGGTTGTTCTTGGGGTTGACGGTCATGTCCGAGGTTATGAGGTCGTAAAATGCCCCCGTGTCAAGGTGGCGGTCGCAGTCGTCAACCAGCACAAAGTCGGTGTGCTGCGTCACTTGGTCGAACACGTGCGGGTTGTCCATCAACTTGGCGTTGCGGCCGCTCAGCTTCACCGTTTTCATAAAGAGGCTGAGGGCCTTGAACAGGAACGACTTGCCGCTGCGGCCGTTGCACTCGCCGTCCTCGCCAATCTTGTTGTCCATGGCCATTGGCGCCCACGCCCGCGAGGGGCTTTTGTAGTGGTGCAGCATGTAGCCTATGGTGAAGAGTTTGCTGACAAGGTTCTGCTCCTGCTCGTGCCGCTCGTCGGGCGTGAGGCCCTCGCCGTCGATGCAGAACTTGTGGGCGCGGTGGTAGGCTTCGGCCTCCGAGGCATCGCGCTCGGCAAAGTTGTACTCCAGCTCCTTGCGCCAGTGCACGCGGCTCGTGTTGATTACGTAGCCAAACAGGGGGCTGCTCTCGGCGTCCTTCACCTTCACCCCGAAGCGCGCCTCGCCCGTGGGCGTGACGCTGCGCTCCACCTCAAACATGGGGGGCATGAGCGTGACGCGGTGGTCCAGCACATTCTCCTGCCACACATAGCGGTCAAGACCTTCCCCGCCTGAGTGCTCCACAAGGCCCGTGGGGGTGGCCTCAATCGTTTTGCCCGGGAAGAAAAAGAGCTGCGTGGTGGGCGTGTAGTTGGTAAAGTCGAGCGTCACCTCGCGCATGTTGTCGAGGGCTGAGTCGCTCAGCCTTGGCGAGTTGTGTATGAGGTTGCGCACGGGGCGCGGCAGGCAGCGCTCCTCGGCCCACTCGCTTATGAAGCGGCGCAGGTCCTTGGCCTTCACCTCGCGCACAATGTTGCCTTGCACGTGTATGTAGCGCGCCTCCTTTATGTTGTCGTCGTGCAGGGTGTAAAAGCCGTTCAGCCGGAGGAAGTTGTACAGGCACTCCGTGTCGATGTCGTACGTCACGGCCCCCGTTTTGCGGTTGGTGCGCTCCGTCCAGAACTTGGCAGGCATGGCCAGTGCCATCAGGCCCGCAAAGTCGCTCCGCCTGTCGCGCAGCTCCTGCCAGTCGCGCAGGTCCTTGCGCGGGCGGCCGCGGTTGTCGCGGTAGCCCGTGAGGCTCTGCGGCAGCCACATGGTGTGTATGTCTATGAAGCGCAGCGCAAGCTCGCGCCCCTTGCGCACGCCTGTGCTGTCGAGGTCGGGAATGTTGTAGAGCACCTCCACATACTTCATCACCTCCTTGTACTCTGCCTCGCTCAGGCGGTACGTTTCGGAGTTGAACCACAGCGGGCTGTAGCCCATGGAGTGGCAGCACAGCGAGTCGCGCTCGCCCGAACAAATGAAGGCCTCCTTCAGCTTTTGCTCCCGGTAGGGCTTGCCCTCGTTGGCGGGGTCGCGGTAAAAGGCCGCTTCCTCGTCGGCGTTCAGCTTGCGCCACAGGGCTTTCAGCTCGTGAAGGCCGTTGATGTAGGCCTTGGGCTTGCCCCCTGCGGGGTGATAGCTGAAGCGAAAACCCTTGTCGGGGTTCAATGGCTCATATATTTTGTAAAACTTTACTTCGGCCTTTTCGCCGCCGCCCTCCTCCACCACACACTCGCGCATGAAGATGGGGTAGTGCTCGGTGGAGTACTTGAGCGTCACCTCGCGGTTCTTGACATAGCCCACATACTCGGCCTCGTACCAGTGCAGCGCATCGGTGTCGGCGTGCGTCACCCTCGGGCCAAGCACTTTGAGGTGGCTCTCGGGTATGCGCTCAAGCAGGGCAAAGATGCGTGTGCCGTCCTTCTCGTCGGCCGTGGCGGGGCGGTGCTTGATGTCGGGCTTGTTGATGGAGCGGTTCAGCTCGTCACGCACGTCGAACATGGCGGCCAGCTTGAGCACTGCCTCGTAGGGGCGTTCGATGCCCTCCTCCCTCATGCAGATGTCGAGCGGGCTTTGCGCGTGGCCCTCATCGCCGAAGTCGGTCACCTTCCACACACCCTCGCCCCCCTGTGTGTGGCACAGGTAGAGGCAGGCCGAGGGCGTTTTGTCGGCGGGGCGCACCCTGAACTTGTTTTTGGAGCCCACCACCTCGCGTGCCTGCGGGTAGTAGTGCAGTATGATATCGAGCCCCTCGTTGGTGGCGCGATATAGGTTTTCTATTCTTATCATAGGGTCTTTTGGAGTTAGAGTAGGAGTTTGGAGTTTTTCAAGTTGAAAAGTTGAAAAGTTAAGCGGTCGGTTTTATGAGTTGGGCAAGCAGAGGAAACCTCTTAACTTTTCAACTCTTAAAGCGACTTCTTGGCTTTTCAACTCCTAAACTTTTCAACTTAAAACCAAGCTTCGTGCAGGCGGCGGGAGTCGAACCCGCTAATGTTCCTATCTTTACAACACACTGGCAGTGCATCTAACATTTACACATGCCGCCTATCCGTTTAGCGGCCTATCGCCTGCAAAGGGCGGCGCGCACTATCCGTCACGAACCATGACACGCCTTAACATTATGAGAATGGATGTAGCGCAGGCGGCGGGAGTCGAACCCGTTAATGTCCTACTTCGTCGCGAATACCGGGGGCACCATCGAGCGGGGCTATTCAGCGTCTGTGCTGATGGTGCACCCCCGGCGTACTATCCGTTTGCCGCCTATCCGTTTAGCGGCCTATCGCCTGCGGGGTGGCTGCCACTATCCGTCGCGGACTACGGCAGCCTGATGATGGCCGGGGGTACAGCAAAAACCAAAACAAAGTGATGAAGAATATACACGTCAAGCCCCCCGGCCATCGTGTGTGATTTCTAACTCCTATCTATATATACGTGTGTGTGCGGGGTGACGGGTTAACCATTCACCCGTCAACTATCGTGTCGGCAAACACGTCCACCATGCGTTTCAGTACCGTGGCCCGGCCCATACCCTCGGGCATGGGGCCTTGAATGATGCAGCCGCCGCGGCCGTCCTTTACTATTACCTCGAAGGGCAGGGCGCGGTCGAGCGCGTCAACGAACTCACGCTGCTCAAGCGGCACAAAGTTGGCCTTCAGCGTCCACTCCTTCAGGTTGGGGCTGAACGACACCTCCACCTCGGCAAAGCCATCGGTCGAGGACATTTTGTACTTTACCAAAGTCATATTACATCTGCTCATAGTCATAATCGTCTTTTTTATAGGGTTTTATAATTCAATAAAGTTGAGATCCTCACTTGCAGTGCTCCACATAGTAGTGCACCAGGTCGGCGTCAGAGTAGTCGGGGAAGCGCTCGCTCAGCGCATAGTACGTGCCGTTGTTCTTCATCTCCACCACAGTGGAGTCTACAAAGTCGCTCTTGCCAGCCCAGGCAAAGGCTGCAAACAGTGCCGCGCCCACCAAGGCCCACTTTGTAAGGGTCATGAGTCGTATAACAGTCTTTTTCATAATTGTATGCTTTTTTGTTAGTGCGCACAGCCGCAGGCGTCCGGTGCCGCAGCGTGCATGGGTTGTTGTTAATATGGGTTGTTGTTGTGTTATAAGCCATCTTTGCAGCCCCCGCCTTGCGTGAGCCATGTGTGAGCCGCCTTGTGTGTGAGGTGTGTGTGAGCAACACTGCATAGTAGTTACCTATATATGGCGCAAACCGCTCGCGCCGCCCGCATGTGCCGCCGCACACACACCGCATGGCCCCTCGGAGCCTCGTGTCACTCTCTATCCCGTTGCCGCCCCGTGTGTGTGCAATGGCACTTAATAGTACTCGCGCCACACACGCTTAATCTCGGCACCGGTTATGAACTTCCTGCAGTTCACCTTGCTCCAGCCGCAGGTTATGCGCCCGCTCGTCACCCACCGCTTGATGGTGGAGCGCGACACACCAAGCAGCTCTGCCGCGCGTCCCATGGGGTAACGCCCAGCGTCGGCCACCTGTGGTTCGGTTTCAGTCATCATGGTTGCTGTCCTCCTTTTGTTTGTTGTTGTTTGTCACTTCGCCCTGCGCGCGCTCCACCAGGTAGCACTTGCCGCGTGCGGCGTCCTTCTTCACTCTCACTTGCCACTCGTTGCGCCCGCTCTGGCGGTTCAACCTGGCTTTTGCCATTATCAGCGCCGAAAAACTCATTGCACTGCAAGGTATTTCAATGCCGCTGCCCGGCTTCATTGAGCGCAGCGTGGCCGTCGGGCTGATGCTGCGCAGTATCCTGTTTTTTGCTTCCATTTGCTTGTAAACATAACATGTATTCGTTTCAGCCTTTGTCGAGCAGAACCTTAATGAGGCGTTCTTTTTCGTCGAGGAGGGCGTGCAGGGCGGCATTATCTTTTTGCAGGAGTTCGATGGCGTGTTGTAGCGTTATCACCTCATTATCACTGCTTTGGGCTGTCTCTATATTGCCTGTGGAGTTTATTTGCGTTGTGTTGTGGTGGCCGCCTACTTGTATTGTGCCTTGGTCGTCGGGTAGGAGCATTTCGCCTTCGCCTGTAAGGAGCCAGTTGCCGTCGACCTGGGGGAAAACAGCCTTGATTTGTTCCGCATTAAAGGTTTTTCGGACGCTCCAAGTGCCTACAGTACTTTGACTGAGCCCAAGAAGTCTTGCAAAAAGCGATTGATTACCTTTTGCAAAATGTATTATCAGTTGTTCTAAAATACTTTTTTTATCCATAATTATTGTCCTATTTATCGCTATTGCGTTATTTAATCGTTTTTGCGTTTTGTATTTTCGTTAGAGCTACATATCTTTGCACTACATAACGATGTTACGTAACCGCGTTACGCATACAAATGTAAAGAATACATGATATGTTTAATACGCACGCGCATTTACGCCCCTTTTGCCACAACCGCAAAAGGGGCGTAAACGCTTTATAAACACACAAAAAAAGGGCCTCCCCCCATAACAGAGGGAAGCCCCATAATGCCGCCCGCAGGCCCCGGGCAGCAGTCAAAACAAAGAGACGGCCCGCGAATGTGCCTACCGCATGCCAGCCAAAGCTTCGCCAATAGCGTGCAAGGCATCAACTATGCGCGCCCGCTGCCCGTCGCGCGGCACTTTAAGCCCCGTGGCATAATGAGTCAGCAAAGCCTGGTTGATACCCGACACACGAGATATGATTTTAAGCGACGTATAATTTTCGGCCAAACGAATGAGGGCCGCCGCCCCCATTTCCACGTCCAACCCATACTCGCCAGCCTTGACCCACGGCGCCACCTCCTCCATGTCGCCCGCATGCTCGGCTATGGCACGGCGCACTCCGGCAAGCAACTCATCGTAACTCCCGGCAGTGGCAACCACCACACCATGCAAGCGCTCATCATCAGACACCGCAGCATAATTCTTATCACACCAATTCACCTTAATCTTAATCTGTTCCATATTATATCTCTGTATTATTTCTCTTTGTGTTTAGCAATGCAAGGTATGAAATAATTTACTCCTTGCCAAATATTTCCTTTGAAAAAGTATGATATATTTCACCTTTTAACTCCCATCAGTCTTGCCATTCACATACTCAATCACCCGCTTCACCGCCTCGTCCACCTTGCGCGCATCACGCCTTATGTATATATCCGCCATTCTGCACGGCGACCTGTGCCCCAGCGCAGCATCAATCACCGCGTCAGGCACATCAATCTCAGCCGCCAGCGTAGCCCAAGTGTGCCGCGCCCAGTACGACGTCAGCTCCGGAAACAAGGCATTATACACCTTCACCCGCTGCTTGCCGCCACACCGCCCCTTGCGGCGCACATACATATAACCCGACGGCCCCACCTTCTGCAGCCCCTCATTAAACCTGTGCAGCCAGTCATGCCACCCCTCCGCGCCAGGCTTCAGCCGCTCCCCAAACCACAGCAAATGCCGCTCCCCCCTGTAACGCTCAATAATGGCCCGGGCCTCAGGCGGCACCGACAGCTGGCACAGCACACCCGTCTTGCTCCTCCTGTACCTTATGACACCGTCCGCCCCCAACGGCGGCAGTCCCATCAAGTCCACCAAGTTAATACCCGCCAAATAAAACGACAGCATAAACACATCAACATACTTCCTCTGCCACCCCTCACACGGGTAATCCCTCAGCCGCCTCAAGTCACCCACCGAAAGCGACCGCTTCATCGTCTCCTCCTTCTTAATCTTAAACCGTCTGAAAGGGTACAAGTCAGCCGGCACCACCCCCTCATCAATAGCCGCATTCATCACCGCGCGAATATTGCGCAAGTGAATGCCCCGCGTGTTCACGCTGCAAGTCTCCCCCAGCCACTGCTCAAAGTCGCGCAGCCACCCCACACTGATGTCGGCAAACCTCAGGCGCCCCACATCACAGTATCCCCCCATCTTGCGCAGCGTCATTTCATACACCTGCCTTGTTTTCTCCTTGCCCCTTCGGGCTATAAACTTCTCGGCAAACGTGCCAAACGCCGTCTCATTCCCGGTCCCTTTACCTTCGCCGTTCCCTTCCTCGCCATCATTCCCGCGTTTAGCCATCACAGCCTTTTTAATCTCGGCCGCCTTCATCTTGTCCACCTCGTACCCGTTGCAGGCAAGTTCTTCAATGTCAAGCTGCAGCTTAGCCCTTTTAGTACCGAGCATTTGCGTCAGTTTTCCGGCCATAGGCACGCCCACCACCTTGCCGGCTTCAAATTCATTCTTATGCAGCATCAGCCCGGTGGCAATCTGTGCCGCCGTGCCATTGTTGTATATCACCATGTATAGCCGCCCTTTGCCCTCATCGCTTGTGCGTCTCAAATCCAGATACCATTTTATTTTGTATGCCATTTTTTGTTCCTATTGCATTTCTTCCCGCAGTCCGATTGCTCACAATATGCTCACAATATGCTCACAAAATTGCGCCAAAATATCGCAAAATAGACCCAAATGAGCCATAAAAAAGGCTTAAGCAGTAGTATCAACACAACGCAAAAACCGCCGATTGTCAAGTTTAATTACCTGATAATCAGCGGTTTAAGTAAATGTCGGGGCGACGGGATTCGAACCCACGACCCCCTGCTCCCAAAGCAGG